GCTTGATTTTAGCGACTTTCCAGATAAGGAAACTGTTGAATATTTAGTCCATGTGTCATTTCAAGGTAGGCCTTATGATTGCATGGTATTTCATGATTTTGATATGCTTATTGAGTATATTCGCTCTCATGAGAGTTATGGCTTAACATATGATGTTGTAATGCGCGCTACAACAGAATATAATTGCCGTTTGTCTTTTGATGGTGAAATACCTTTTTAATAATTAAATTTTATCAGTTATGGCAAACATTATGGATTTTAAATCGGTGAGAAACAATGTTCATCGTGCCGGATTTGATTTATCTTCACGAATGTGTTTCACAGCCAAAGTTGGAGAGATGCTTCCCGTTAAACATTGGGATCTACTTCCTGGAGATTCTTTTAAGATTGATGGGAAGAGCTTCATGAGAACCCTTCCAGTTCAAAAAGCAACTTTTGGACGTGTTCGTGAATACTATGATTTTTACTTTGTTCCTTACAATCTTCTTTGGGATAAGTTTGAGTCATGGATTGTTCAAACAAAGAATGCCTATCATGCGAAGTCTAATTTGGCTGCTGCAGATAATTTTACCACTTCTCCTTATTTTACGGATACTGATATTGTTGCCGCTTTTTCTGCAATGGGTTCTGCGGAAAAAACTGCGTATTTAGATTATTGGCATGAAGGCTCGGACAAAGCTAAATGGGCTCAAGGAGATATGACAAAACTTCTTACGTATCTTGGATATCCTGTTACACTAGCTCCGACAGGTGTAAGCAAAATTGCACTTAATCCCTTCCCTCTTTTAGCGTATCATAAAATATATCAGGACTATTTTCGGTTTAGTCAATGGGAAGATGCTGCGCCTTGGACTTACAACCTGGACTATATTCTTTCAGAGGATAAGCTTCATATGGATATTTCCGGTATGATGTCTGGTCGTACATCCAACACGCCGACAATTTTTACGCTTCATCATGTAAATTTTGATAAAGACCTTGTAAATGGTATGCTCCCACAGCCTCAATATGGCGATGTTGCAATAGCTGGTCCATTATCAGGTGATTTTTCGGGATTGCGTGCTGAATGGAGATCTACAGGAAATAGTAAGACCATGAAATTCCTGGTTGCTGGTCATCAGTCAGGCCATGAATTTTACCCCTTAGGCTATGATGCGAGAACGTCGACAACTGGTAGTCCTATCGATCCCGATGCAAGTAGATTGAATGGATTAAATAGCTCTCCAATTAATGTTACGTTAACTAATTTATATCCTTCGACGCAATTAAACCTTCCCGTTACAGGTTCAAATATGTCTGCTGGCCTTTCGATTCTTGTTCTTCGTCAAGCCGAAGCCCTTCAAAAATGGAAGGAGATTACCCTTTCTGGAGACTCTGATTACAAGGAACAGATAAGCAAGCATTGGAATGTGCCTTCATCGCAATATAATTCTTATCGTTGTCAATACCTTGGCGGCTTTGCTCGTAATCTTGATGTATCTGAAGTAATCAACACCAACCTTCAGGGAGAAGATGGTGTCGCCGATATTGCCGGTCGTGGCCTTTCTGCTTCTAATGGTAAAATTAATTTCAAGAATAATGACCTTTACGGCCTGATAATGTGTATTTATCACGCCAAGCCGATTGTTGAGTGGAATTCTTTGAATATACTTCATCCCTGTTTAACTAAGGTTAAGGCTACCGATTATGCTATACCTGAGTTTGATAGTATAGGTATGCAACCATTACTCCGTCTCAATATTATGTACAATGGCAATTCTCCCACGGTTCCCGCTGGATATGTACCTCGCTATGCAGAATACAAAACGGATTTGGATTTATATAAAGGTTCTTTCACATCAATAAATGCCAATTGGATTTTGCCACATACTCTTACCACGCTGTCTCAAACTCAGACACCTCTTACTTATCGTGCGTATAAAGTTCCGCCTTCAATTTGCGATAATATGTTTGTGGCACAAGCGGATAGCACTGTTTCCTCTGACCAATTATTAAATACAATTTATTTTGATGTAAAAGCTGTCCGAAATCTTTCTCGTGATGGCATGCCGTATTAATATGAAAAAGGAGTATATTTGGCTTTTGATAGCCGCTTTATGTTTGGTGATAGGTGCATGCACCATTACTATTCAAATTCAGAAGGATAATACAAACAGTAGTTTTGAAAATTCTTCTACGAGTTCAAATAGCGCAGATTCTGCAAGTGTTGATTTAAAAATTAATTAATATGTTTCAAGAAATAAGACCTTTTGGTACAATCCTTCAGGATATTACTGGTCCTGATACGATATCTATTATCACGCAGCCCACGGAACTTGATGATTTTTATCATGAAACCATTGAAGTTTCTGAGAAGGAGTCTGTAACGTTTATAACCACAGACATTTCCTTACTGTTTAATCAGCAACGTCTAATGCAAGCATCTCCTTTAGCTTTAGATCGACTAGTAAATAATCTCAAATCTGCTCGACCTGATTCCCTTAAAGGATTCACGGATGAACAGCTCGCTTCTGCCGTCAAATCTCGTTATATTCAGTCTGCCGCAGACATGCAGGAATATATGCGTTCTGTTATGATGAATACAGATGAGGAAATTCAGGCTATACAGGCAAAAGCTGCAGAAATACAAGCACAGCAGGAAGCTTCGTCTCAGGATTCCTCTGAGTCTGTAGGATGAGTTTTTGGACTGCTTTAGGCGCTGGCATTTCTGGTCTATTTGGCCTAGGTTCTTCCTCAATGAATGCGGGAGCTCAGAATCAAGCTAATAAATACAATCTTCAAGCACAGCGTGAGACGAATCAAGCAAATATGGCGATAAACCAATCTCAACTTGATTACGCACAGAAGATGTATCAAGACCAAGTTGCGCAGCAATGGAAGATGTTTAACACCACGAATGCATACAATTCGCCTGCAGCTCAGAAGCAGCGATATCTTGATGCTGGTCTTAATCCGTACATAATGATGGGTTCTCAACCTGCCGCTTCGGCATCTTCTATGCCAGCCGCAGGAATTCCTGCTCAGTTGCCAATGCAAGCCGCTCGAATGGAAGCCTTTGATCAGTGGAATCTCGGAAAAGGACTTAGCGATGCAGGAATGTTTGCGAATATAGACGCAACGATGGCGGACGTTGCTAAAACGAAAGAGGAAACTCAAGGTGTAGCTCTTCAGAATGAATATTTCAGGCGAAACGCGGATGCAGATCTTGCCATTAAGGTTTTAACGGCCGATGGTCTTGATGAGGATAAGAAGTATAAAATTTTGAAGAACAATCTTTTCGAGGATACCTATGAATCTCAGAAGCTTAAAGCTAGACTTGAGCCTCATATGATGCAATACACGATGAATCATCTTCAATCTGAGATAGATTTAAATCAGACGGAGAATCAGATTGCAAAGTTAAATCTAGAAACAGGTCGTCAGATGCAACCGTTGCAACTTAAAAAGGTTGCTCGAGAGATTGAAGAGATTTGCTCCCGTCGTGATTTAAATTATGCTCGCAAGAGAGAGGCTGTTGCCAATGCTCTTGTTCAAGGTCAGAATTATGCAAACATGCCGAAGTACAAGAAAGAAGAAGTTGATAAAATTGCCGCTTCCATTGTAGCAGATCATGTTGTTATGCCTGAAGAGTGGACTCAGACATTCCGAGGCATTAATGATGTGCTGAACGCCGCAGGAAAAGCCGCAGACATCTTTTCTATCGGTCGATTTTTCCGCCCAAAAGGCAAGAAAGCTTCGCCCGTCGAAGGAATCCCCGCCCCTGTTTGGTACCAGTAGTTTCGTTTCGTTGAGTAGGAGAGCGTTTTGCCCTCCTACTTTTGTATACTAACGCGTCCTGCATAGCCCTCCCAAATTTTTTTTCTTTTTTCTTTTGACAAGCGACAATTAGGCATGGAGTATATTAGGACAATCAGTTGGCATAATTTAATAGAAGCGTAGCGCCTGTTAAATTATGGTAACGCCTATTGGCCTAATATACGGAATACCTACCTTTGCTTTTCAAAATAAATAAGAAAGAAAATTTCTCAGCAGCAAAGGTAATTTCGTATGCCATTTGCTACCATTAGCACACCATAGAACTGCGCGCCGCCCGCATGGTCCTGTCCGACCTGTATGCGGTGTGGCCGTAATGAAGCGTAGCGTAGTTGTGGCCACACCGCATACAGGTCATGAGTTCTTCCCAACAACCACGCTAGAATAGCTGTACGCCAGTATGACTCCTGTAAGATATTTTTACCCAATCAACTAAATCCTAGCCTCTGAAAGAGGAAGCGTTTGCGACACCGACGCGCCTTTATTTCTCTTTGAATTCGGATTATGAAATCACCACTATTTCCGGAACGGCAAAATCTTCCCTCATCAATTTTGCTCTCTCCTCTTGGCCTACTTATGAAATAGTGACTATTATATTTGCGTGTTTCAAAATAAACTTCTATATTTGCATCATGAGTTGTCTACATCCTATAGAAATTGTGAATGCAGCAGGTAAACTCCTTAAAGTTCCCTGCGGAAAGTGTTATGCTTGTTTAAATAAGAAACGCTTTGATAATCAAGCAAAGGTTGATTTACACATGCAGAAACATAGGTATAATCTGTTTTTCACGATAACTTATTCCGATAGGTATCTCCCTACGTACAGGGTAACTCATGTGTCTAATTCGCGTATGGTAATAGAGCAACAGACAGATCGTCAACTTTTTAATGATGTTTTTATGCGCAAACTCTGTTTTTCGTATAAGACGGAGGAAGATAAACGTTTATATGAACTTCCCTTTCAACGCAAGTATCATCCTACTCGTAAAAATAGACGTGCTCATGTAGGCACTCATTTTGATTTAATTCATCAGCGTAATGCTTTTGGTGTACTTTCAAAAAGAGACATTCAATTATTTTTAAAATCAATACGAAATGAAACAGTTAGAAAGAAAAACCTTGGAATTCTCCGAGGTGATTGTAAATTCACCTACTACATTTGTGGCGAGTATGGTCCAGAACGCTTTCGTCCGCATTACCATGGTATCATCAGCACCAACAATGAGAGTCTCGCAAAGTTCTTATCCGAAGCTCTTCCTAAAATTTGGACAATGGGTGATTTGCGTGTCGAGTATTCCAAAGGAAACTCCGCTGGAAACTATTGTGCAGGATACGTTAATAGCTTTGCACGCTTACCTAAAATACTCAGCTACAAACGTTTTAGACCTTTCGTCCTCCACTCTACGTACTACGGTTATTCACCGGATAAAGACCTTGATAAGGATATCTCAGAAATTACCTATCAATACCTTGCTGAACGAAACTATGTTGTTAATGGTAAGCCACATACAATTTCTCCCTCCCTTTCGTTTCAACATCATTTATTCCCCCGATGTTTTAGATATGACGAAAGCCCTTGGTACATCCTTTACTTACGGTATACACTCGTATCTCGACTGGGTGATGCGATTGAGCGAGAAACAGGAGAATACCCAAACTCAATTTCAGAAATGATTTCATATTTAGAAACAGGTAGAACAAAGTATGATATATCTATTGCTTCTGGTGGCTTCACTCTCGATTATCTTTTTCGTGGCAGCTCTAACGTTTCTTCTGCTGTCCGTTCGGGACTCTATCTTTCTTCTCGATTTTTTCGGTTATGCGACCGTTACAATCGTACTCCTCATGAGTACTTTAATATTATACAACAATATTACAGAGACAAATCTTCTTCAGAATATCTTCAATTCTGTAGGAGTAGAGCTAGTCGTCCCGTAGATTACCCTTTAAAGGATTACGTCTTCGATTATTCAAACATCTCATCCGAGGAAGATCCGTCTGTATATTTAAAATCTGATATCTCAGAAAAAAGAACCTCATTTAAGAGACTCTTTTACCTTTCTACATTTTTAGGTGAGGATTTTTACGATTTGGTTAGGTACAATAATTCATACCAAAATAGCTATATGTATAAAACTCTATATATGAATCATTCTCGAACTTTTGAAAACTCTATAAAACATAAAAGACAAAATGAGAAAAACTGCATTTTTGAAGAAAAAAGCTATAGTGCT